GAACCGTGAAATGCGCTGGTGCCAGATTGCAGGGAATGCCTCCATGGATACTTATAAAACTCTGCTGCGCTTTTGTGATGGAGGTGATCCTTTTTCGAAAAGAGGGTCACTTTTTTCGCGTATTGTCGATGACAGGGATACGATGATGCCACACAGAGCCTGAATGCCCTTCCTCGTCCTTTTTACATGTGCGACTTTTTCTTGCTTTTTCTTTCATTTATTGCTAAAGTAACAGATATTTCCTCAAAACTACCGATAATATCGGAAAACTTTTTTCTCCCGTCAAAAATTCGTCAAAAATCAAAAAGGGTGTACCCGCATGAGCGGGTGCACCCTTTTTAAGATCCGAATATTTTATTGATATCATCCGCCGCCTTTTCTCGCATTTCATCGGTGTAATGGATATATACTCTTTCAACGGTAGAGATGGTATCTCCGAGGAGACTTGCGACCGTTTTGATATCCATACCGGAAGATAAGAGCCTGGTGGCGTAGGTATGGCGGAAGTCGTGCATGGTGTGATTTGGCAGGATCTTCCTCACGATGGCTGTGAGCATTTCCCCATGCCGGTATCGCGTGAGTCGGCCATGGAAGTACAAGACGCGACGTTCGCGGTATTCATCCAAGGCACGAAGGAGGCAGGGAGGAGCAGGGACTGTGCGGCATGAGTTCTTCGATTTCATCCTACGGATACCGAGCTCATTCTTCCCGACACGGGAGAGCTGCTTATTGAATGTGATTTGATGGGACTTGAAATCGATATCCCCCATAGTGAGAGCCAGCACTTCCCCGACGCGGGCGCCTGTGTATGCGGCAATATACATGAGAATCCATAGTTCCAGGTTCCGCGCATGCAAGGTATCTAAGAGATGGGAAATTTCTTCATGCGTCATTGTCCGCAGCCGTGCTCCCCCCGCAGCGTCCATGCGCGGCTTATAGACAAGGTCCGCGATAGGAGAGAGTCCAATGACACGATAACGGACCGCTTCCCGAAAGAGGTGCTTCATATACCGTGCCCAGCTTACCTTTGTGCGTTCGCCGTATGGGAGAGTCTGGAGCCTCGTAAACATATCCGCATATGTGATATCTGTCATGGGCTTATCCAGAAGAGGACCGGCGATATCAGCCAGCCACTCATAGATAAGCAGCGTATTGGGAGCTAACTCTTTCCGCCATGAGGTATAGAGCATAGAAAACTCACGAAGCGTCATCCCCTCATTCATGGGATCGATATCACCAACCTTCTTTACTGCTGCTAAGAGCTTCTCCTTCTCCTTGTCGGAAGCTGCTAGAGACCGCAAGGCATAGCCTCCCTTGGACTTCTGCTTCCACTTCCCATCCCGATCCCGGTAGGAGAGAATCAGCTGGTAGCTCGCCCCGCCATTCGTCTTCACTCGCTTCCTGATGATAAATTTGTAATTCAGTTCCATTAGAAAAACCTCCGTTCATTGGAAACAGAGGCGGTACATGGTATAATACAGTTGTAATCCGCCTCAATGCATGGGGACATTACACGCCAACGGGAGACTGCCATCTCCATCGGCACAGCCGTATCCATACGAATGTATGGGTACGGTTTTTAATTTGCTCCAAAAGAGGTCAAGACGTATCCGGCGGCCCGCAGATCGCTGAATACTGGACTTCGATGACGGCATCCACTGTCGCCTTTCCGGCGAGGGAGAGCAGCCGATACTTCTTGATAAGCTCCTTCTCGTGCTCGCTGAGGATCAATTCGTCTCGGATAATCGCTGCTTCAGTTGCTTCGGGCTCGAGAAAGTATTTCATACTTACGCGGAAGTAGTCGGATAATTTCTGAATTACCCCCATGCGAGGGAGTGCTTTACAGAGAACCCATTTTCCTACGGTTGACTCACTCACACCTACAATGCGAGCCAAGTCGTTCTGTTTGAGTTCGTACTTCTTGAGAAGTAACTGCAAACGATTACTAAATAAAACCTTCAATTCTTCTTCTGTCTGCATTAAATCACCTCCTTTCTAAATTGAGTATAGAATAAAATTCTAAAATAGTCAACAGAAAATCTAAGTAGGTAGAAAAAATTTCTTGACACTAGAAAGAAATTCTACTATAGTATGAATAGACAACAAAAGAGGAGGTGACAGACATATGGAACAGCCATACAAAATTTCGTTAAAGGCGGCACGAGTAAACGCCAATTTAGTATTGATTGCGGCGGCGGCAAAGATTGGTGTAGGCAAAGATACGTTGATGAAATGGGAAAGAAAGCCATGGCTTGTGAACCCAGTATACCAAGAAAGGATTTCGGAAGCGTATGCAATTCCGATTGACATGATCAATTTTTACCCACCAACTAGAATTTGAATCTAGTTTGCAGATAGGAGGCACGCCATGCCACACAGTGAGAATCTGCTATCTCAGAAAGAGGTGGCCAAACGCTGGGGGTGCGACACGTCCACCATCGCCAGACGAGAGAAAGACGGACTGATTAAAAGGGCGCTCGCCATCCCTGGCGTATGGTACACCCGAGCCTCCGTCGAAAGGGCGGAGGGCCTGGAAGGGGACGAGAGCCCCATGAGCCCTTTTGAAAGAAGGCGTCTCGAGAAGAGGATCCGGGAGCTGGAGAAGAAAGTATCCGGCTATGAAGACCAGTTCTATTTCCTTTCGGACGCCATGGAAAGAGTGAAGAAGATGATGAATTGAGGTGAGAAGAGTGGATGAGAACGAATTCAAAAAATGCCGCGAGCAGTTGCTCGCGGCGGGGATCCCATTCGAGGAAGATCATATGTTCCTCTTCCCATCAGACGCAATAGCGCTGAAGGCGAAGAAGTTTCTCAAGAGAGATAAGAAAGAGGACCTTCTGGATTTCCAAAACTTCGAGAGGGCGGTGCAGCCACTGATGGACTACATGAGAAAACGTAGGAAGGAATCTCATGGGCTGGACGAAGCGGAAGTAGTAGTAAGATACGACGGCGCGAAACTCATGACGGGGCGATATGGGATACCGGAAGCGGAAATCAGCCGAGGGTCTCAACCGGATCCTTATGCCGATATCTTCTGAGCAGATCATCCAGATAGCGACGAGGATCCGGAGAAGAAAGCATAGCGGAGTGCTCTGCTTCAGGGACGTCTGCAAGAAACTCAATGCGGCGGCGACCGGGAAGAATCACCTGCAGGTGTCCGTCTTCATAACCGCTGGCGATAATGCCAGAAATATTTCGACGAAGAATCATAGGTATCACCTCCTTTCTGCTTATCAGTATAGCAGGAAGGAGGAACGCGGAGGAGAAATGACAGAAGAAGAGTTCATGGAAAGAAAAGAGTCCACCGTGCGCAGCTTGCTCTTGCAGTTAGCGGGAAAGGGGTTCACGGTGGATCAGGTGAATGAGGTGCTGAGAGCAGCAGCCAGCCTTGCAGGAATGACGCCTTTCACTGACGGCGTTATCGACGAGTTGAATAAGGGGAACCCGTGGTATTAGGACGTCGGGATAGCTCTTTGAGAATGCGATCATAGGCGCTCTGGTATGTCACGGCGAAGCTTTCTGGCGTTTGGACAGACGGTCCTGCGACAGTTATGCGATGCTTCAGCCACTCTAATGCCACGAAGTGCGCCTGCATTTCAAGATCATTCATTGTTTTCACCTCCTTTCTGCTTATCAGTATAGCAGGAAGGAGGAGTGCGGAGGAGAAATGACAGACGAAGAATTGCAAGAAGAACAGAGAAGGGACTTTGAAGCGAGAAGAGATCTCGCCTTTAAGCAGCTTGTGTGCGCTCTCAACGAGGGTGATGCAGAGATCTTCGATATCGAGGTAGAAAACGAGAAAGGTGAGGACGTCGCATGGATCTACTTCAGAGACGGAGGGCTCGCACGCGTGAACATCTGCGGCGATACAATCATCACCGCGATCCGTGAGATCTTGAATTGTAAGAGACTGAAGGGAATGTGAGGCTATCATGAACGAGTACGAAAGACAGAGAAAGCTGAATGACATGCTTTTCGTCGTCTGCTTGCTTAACCTGGCGGCAGTCGCCGTGAATGTCTTTATTATCATTTGCAAATAGCAAGAAAGGAAAAGCCATGGACAAGAAAGAATTAGAAAAGCAGATGAAGCAGATGAACGAGACGGCAGAGAAGTTCGAAAGGTCCTTTGAGGCCTGGAGGAAGAAAAGGAATACAGCCGTCAAGGAAGTATTGAATGTTTTGGTAGACAGTGACCTCACCTACGAGGAAGCCGTCAATGTGTTAGATGGGTGCCGGACATACCTGCGGCACAACCTGAAGATCGAGAACATTGATCTCAATGTAGAGGAGAGAGAACCATTTTGACAGACAAAGAAGCAAAGACATTAGGAGAGCTTGCCCTGAAAGCGGACATGCTCCGCAGGCAGTGCCGGGATATCGAAGAGAAGATGAAAGAGCAGAGAACGACCATGAGGAGAATGGCGGGGTACATGCTGGCAGAGCTCGCCATCATCATGATCCTGGCATTCGCGGCAGGGATCGCTGTATGGAAAGGCTGATAGGAGGAAATCATGACCAACGCAGAAGCAGTCGGGACAGTCCATCGAATGATGGAGGCCCGTGAGCAAGAAGAAGCGAGAACCGCGGCTCTCGCCTCTCAAGTAGCCACGAAGAAATACGATCCTAGCGCAGCACGCCGCGCCTTCTGGAAGGAAGTGGCGATCTATCCGCTGACGCTGCTGTGCGCCGCGGCATACACCCTCCTTATGGCGGTGGCACAATGACAACGCTGAACGATATCTTGGCACTCATTCCCATGGAAGACCAGTGGATCTACGTCTTCGATACAGAGGGAAACGAATACTATGAAGGATTCAAAGGGAATCTGGAGCTCAGCGAAGAAGGCGAAGGGCTGATCGTCAGCGGGCTTTATGGGAATGATACTGATACGAAAGATCCAAACTACGGCATCGTGCCGACCATCGAGATCGAGGTGAAAGCCAATGAGAGGCTGCTGGGTTAAGCTCTGGATGATCGGAGAGCAGCTGTGTCATGTGTCCATTGACCAGTCGGATAAAGACCCCAAGTGGACCATCATGGCAGCTGCCGCACTCATCAAGGAATATTGTAAAGAAACCGGGCTGTCCCCTGCCATGACAGCGGAGCATATCGCCCGAATGTTGGAGAAGAAACATGATTGACGAAGGAATCATTATTGAATTCATGAAGCACATCAAAAGGCAGCTTTGTGAAGAACAGGCCAGAGCGGACAATGCGGATCATGAAGGAAGGACCAAAGACTACTTCTGGCACGCAGGCTACATCAGTGCTCTGAAAGAGAACCTGAAAGAAATCGAAAGGACTACCGGCATCACCGGTGTTTACGGGAAGGAGGAAAGAACATGCAAGACACATACACAAAAGGAGAGCTTGTAGAACGCTTCAAGGCGATGAAAAGGCTGGAGATTGATCTGGCAAACGATTACATGAAGGAGGGGCGCGACGCGGGCGCCGAGTGGCATAGAGCCCGCGTCTCTTTACTGAAGGAGCTGATTGCTCTGACAGAGGCGGGTGCACTCTGATGATCTACTACTGCGCCTGCTGCGGGAAACCCATCCCGCGAGGAAAAGAAATGATGGAAAAGATGGGCGGCCGCCTTGTGCCGACGCACATGGACTGCCGCGAAAGATACAGCAAGAAGACATTGGACCAGATGATTCACGAAGCCCTGGATAAAGGACCGGGGAATGAACTTCGTAGAAAGATGAAGGGTAGAAATGACTGAGAAAGAAATCAAAGAATACACCGCCAGAAAGATCAAGGAAATCAAAAAGGAAACCGAATGTGATGACTGCATCCTGCTCATTGGAAAAGATGGTGAAGGAGAAATGCGCATCGGCATCAACAATGAAGAAACTCTGGTGTTGTGTGCCTATCAAGTGATCAAAGCCTTTGGAGAACTGGGAGAGAGCCCATTCACCAGACAGGCCTGCCTTCTGAGAACACTGACGCAGCATCTTATCGACAGAATCGAAGAGGAAGCCGGTGATGAGCTCTCGCGAGAGATCGAAGACCTGATCCAAAAGGAGACGGAAGACGATCCGCCTGCTGGAGAGGAAAGCGGCATGGTGAAAAGAATCTCCAAAAGAGGGAAGCCGGAGGCAGAAGATGATACGTCTGTCGAGAAATAAGAGGTACAAGCTCTTCGAGATCGTCCGCCTCCGGGATAGAGACCTCTGGGACGTCTATGAAAGAATGCTGGGAGTCCCGTGTCCGATGGGGAGAACCCACGTCCACCATGTTATTCCCGTAGCTTCCGGCGGAGAAGACATCGCAGAGAACCTCATCACCTTAGACCCGAAGACCCACTTCTATTTATTTCACAACGGATTCGGGAGTGTGGATAAAGAATGGCAGAAAATCGCCCAGAAGTATCTGGCGAGCAAGGAGGTCAAGGCATGGCACGAAGAAAGAGAAGCAAGTTTGACAGCCCTATACCAGACTGCAGAAGCTACCCGTATCAAGAAGATCCGGAAGAACTGCTTGCCAGAGAAAAGACCAGGCTTCAAATACTAAGAGAAGACAATACCATCTGCCCTGTATGTCATAGGAGTATGAAGCACACCTGCCATTGCCCTTATGAAAAAGCGGCCGTCTGTGAAGAACATTGTGAAACATGTGAATACCATGTGCCAATGACAGCGGCCAGCAACGGGAAATGTTTGTACACGAAAAAGCCGCCTGCGGGAACAGGCGGCGAAGGGTGAAAGATAAATTCACGTTTTTCTATATGAGAGTATATCACGCCCTTCATAAAAAGTCCAGAAAAGCAAGGCACAAAGGGGATTTTCCGTCCCCTTTGCCCCCTTGTTAAGGCTATTATTTGGAGGACCAATGCCGTACAGGAAACGTATTTTCACCTACCCTGGAGGAAGGGTAGAAGAGAAGTATTTCACCTGCCGCCTGGGAGGCAAAAAGACACGTATCAAAAATTTCAACAAGACCCCGGAAGCCGTGGCCAAGGTCAATGCGAGAAGAGCGGTGAGGCATCTGGAAGAAATTCTTCTCACCAACTTCAAGCAGGGAGATCAGTACATCACCCTGACATATGCCAAAGAACCCAAAGACTACGATGAAGCCATCCGCCATCTCACGAACTACATCAAGAGACTCCGGAGACGCTACCAGAAAGCCGGGCAGGAACTTCGCTACATCTACACCACGGAATACAGGGGAAAAAGAATCCACCATCACATCCTTGTGAACAAAGTTCTGGAGCAGCAGGAGCT